TGCATCCAGCAATTGAACAGAAAGGTTGTTGCTCTCTTAAATACTTACTTAGCTTGTTCCAACTGTAGTCGTAGCCACGCTGGGTGCGGGTGGGGCGGGCGCGGTCCTTAACGCGTTGACACTCTACACATCTACTTGCTCGCACTACCCGACCACATCCAGCACAAGGTCTAGGCAACACCATCTGTTCGCTCCAAGTATTCAATGGCAACTGATAACAATGTTGTGCTATCTCTGAAGTTACCTAATCCAATGTTGCAATGGTGACATAACAAACCGCGTATCTTATTTGTTTCGTGGTTATGGTCAACACTTAACTCACGCTTTAACTCTGTTGCTTCAACACCACATATAGCACACGCATTGTTTTGTTCAACCAATAACTTTGCATACTCAAATGTTGATATGTTTGTTACTTGGCGTTGTGATTGTCTGCAATCAATGCACACATTCCTTTTGCGGTTTCCTGTTCGTCTATCTGCATGGTAAGAATCTAAATCTTTATCTATCTTACATTTGGTGCATACTTGCGTACTACTCATCATCCTCTTGGACTGCCTCTAAATCTTCATTCACAATGACATAACGATTGTAAGCATCAAGGGTTGAGTTAGTTGCTCTTGTTAGCAATGTCTCAACTGCATCAAATGAAAGCACCTGATCTGTCATGATGTCTGTTGACACATCACCGATTGTTACCCCAATACTTAACATTGCATTAGCTCCAATCGGCTATCAAGTAGATCATCAATCAACTTATCAATGATGTGCTTTTGTGAGTCTCTTGTTTGGCTACGAGTGAGATAGGCGTGAAAGATTGCCTCATCAACTTCTTCGATTGTTTCGGTATCCATATCCATCCATAAATAAGTAAAGCCCAACCTATTGGCTGGGCGGTGTAATTAGATAGCAATACCTGTTAACGAAAGTGTAGCAAGAGATTCTGAACTTTTCTGTCAAGTTTTATCTGTTGGCAATGACTCCAGCCAAATCATACAAACTGCCTCGGCGTTCAATGTTGTTAGCCTTTACGATCTTATACACCTGGCGTTGAGTAATGCCGAGCCACAATGCAATTGCCTCAACATCTAAAAAGAACTTACGGCTTGGGTTGCTCATTGCTAAAGCTACAAGGCGCAACACTGTCCATGATTGCTTGCACCCGTAGCAACTGACATCTGCCATGAGATGTTCAGCATCAATGACCACATACTTGCCACACTCATCGGTTGGGCATGGGATTCTTCGGGGTTGCTCTACGAATTGCTTGGCAGCAGCCATTCCCTTTGAATGTAGTTCTTTAACCTCATTGTAGAAATCTCCAGCCCATTCTTGCCCCATTGTCCAATCAAGGTGAGCAAGGTGGAATGTGCAGGTTGCCTGAACCTCTGCATCTGTTGTTGGTTCCTTCTTCAGTAGCGCAGGCGGTGTCAGTTCTCTAGCGGCACGAATCTCTGACTCCCATGAATGAAGGATTGCCAGTAACTCAATTGCCATTGAATAATCTAGGGCATTGACATTGACCCCAATGGAGCGTTCAGCCGATGCCGCCCCTGACCCTGACCTGCCAGGTGCAATGTGATCTCCAGCCAATACCTGCAAGTTAGGGATGTTTGTGAGCCACACAACTATTGCCTTATGGCAAGTACGGCAGGTGATTGCCTCTGTTGGGCGCTGGCAGATGTTGCAGTTCAAAATGGCACCTTCTCACTGGTTGTGGATAACTTTACCCGATTGAAGTAATCAGGCGGTTGTTCAGCAAATACAGTTATTCCTCGGCAAATGTGGGTGGCAAGCACGATTGGCTCTGCCACCTTCATCCGCGTTGCCGTTCTTCGGGTTGCTTCAAATGAAACGGCGGTGCGATGGATTTGATAGGTGGCTAGGCCAGCCGTGAGTGCCATAACTTCTTCAACAAGGTTGAGCCGAGCCGTATCAAGTTTTATATCGCACCGACTAGATGCACTGACCCCTGCCCAAATCAAATTGCCGCAATTTCTGCAATCAATGGGTTTGAAATCTAACTCACTCATTAGGCGTACCTGGACCGAGTGTGATGGTGTACCTATTACCGCTTATATACATAAGCGGTACAGTACGCACACCGATCACGCTCAAAACTGCCTGTGTACCTAAAATAAAAAGGTACACAAAAGGTACAGTACGGTACACCTCAATTCACCTTCAATTGGGTGATTTCGGCATCCATCAGATTGAAATGGCTCTTGCCTAAGTCGGAAATGTAAAGAATAAATGACCTGTCATTGCCACGGTTTTCTACCCAGCCACCTGCCAAGAGGTCACTGATTCGCTCGCCAATTGCATCCTTCGAACCAGTAATTCCTTCAGCCACCAATCGCCGTGAAGCGCCTGGATGATTGTGGATAAACTCGGCAACCTCTTTTTGCTTCTTGAACTCTTTGTTGCTCTCTAGCTCGTCCCCAAGCATCGGCACACCAATCACATACTCCATCTGCGCCCTAGTCGAGTCAATGGTGAAAACTGCAGCCTCTTGGGTTCTATCTGATTTGCGCCACATACCTGCGATCTTGCGAACAAATCCTGGGCGATCTTTGGTAACTCTCATTGTGAGCGTTCCAGTTCTACCAGGGGCAAGTGCTTCCAACGGCTCTACGAGATAGGCAGCGCCATCAATGGTGGCAAGTTTTGCCTGACCGCCAATGGCAAACCGCCCCCGTGTCTCTGCATTTTTGGTGATGTGGTCAATAAGCACAACGGCAGCGCCACTGGCGGTGGCTACTGTTCGTGGAAACAGGCGCATCCAGCGGGTGATTGCATCATTATCTTTGGACTCGCCACCCCACATTGTCAGGGATTCGGTGACACCATCAATGATGATAAGGGTTGCAGAATTTGGCTCAAGGATGGCGTGCCAATATGGGTCATCGGCATCACGCGCACCTTCAGGTCGAATGTAAGAGAAGTATTGGAGCAGGTTGGCACGGCTGACACCTAATGCTTTAAGGCGGTTCACAATGTCAATGGCATCTGATTCAAAATCTATGTAGATCACCTTTTTGTCGTTCTTCAGACACTCTGCAGTTGCAATTTGGGCAATCCACGATTTACCCGATTCAGATTCACCATAAATGGAATGAACTCGGCCTTCATAGATCAGGCCATGACCATCTGAACGCTTGAGTAAAGTTGCAATGGGTGCTTGAAATAAGCCGTCAAAGTAATCTTTTAGGGCGATTGGTTTCCAACTGGATTCATCCTCTGAATGTGTTACTAAAGGTTCCAAAAGGTTACCTGCAGGCATCAGATTATTGCTTGAATCAAAAGAATTGAGAGTTTGCGCCCCATAGCCGAGATTGCGCAAGGTTGATGCTGCTGCCTTGAAATCTCCACCATGTTTGATTGTGGCATAAAAGGCAAACTTCGAATAAGAGGTTTCAGCATCAAAAATGGTAGATGTTGAGAATACATAGAACTTATCGTTGCCATTGAAATTAGTGGTTGCGCTGATGCCTTCGGTTTTACCTGGCCTGCGCCACACCGTTGATTCACCCTTGCGATAAACAACAGTCCAGCCCAAAGGTTGCAATAGTTCTTCCCAAGTTGTTCGAGCATTGTAATCATCGCCTGGGGTCAGGATTCCATCGTGCTTTGCAACTACTTCTTGTTGCAGATTTTCAGCTTTAGGCATCTCATCAAACATTGCAAAGATTGCGTGCAGTGCTTGGCGTTCTTGCATCGTGATCGTTGGAATTGTCTCAATTGAGCCACCTATCAGTGTCCAAGCACCGCCTGATGGGTGGGTGGCACCGCCACTTGGCGCCGTGATTGTAAAGCCACCTTCGCTTCGCGTTTCGGCCCATACATCCACACCGCCGTTTTCGCCAGGCTTACGGGCAAGTTTCGTGTTGCCTGGCAAGGTTCCATCTGACACCCGATAAAGCCAATGAAGGCCGCCTGATGGTGTCAACTCCACATAACCGCTATTGAGGCGCTGCCACAAATCGCCAAGCCCTGAATTATTGGCAATCTCGGCCACATCAAGGTGCATTTTTTCGGCCACGGCGCGACCTTCAAGTTCAAGCATTTCAAGGTTGCCGCTAACACGGCCAGTAATGACACCAATGCCATCAACACCATCTTTGAACCAAGAAAGTAGTTCATCGGCAATGGGTAGATGCTCTTGGAATCCTTGCCAAGCAAATGCAGGTCGCTTGGAACCGTCATTGGCAGTTGGAACAACTGAGATGCCCTGAGCTAAAAAGCGCAAAGCAATTGGTAATAGATTACTCATTATGTTCCCCAGTTCGTTAATCTTGCGTGGCGTTACAGGAATCGAACCTGTTAGCACATCCCCCGATGTGTTCCCGTCTAGTAACCATTACAACGCCGATCTCTTGAGGTAGAAAGGACAAGCACCTCAAGAAGTTTAGTTAGTTGGTTTTGCTCCCAGTTGTGCTAACAATGCCTGCACCGCAGGGTCATTGATATTGGCACTGGCAGGTGCAGCCGCAGGCGCTGCACCCGCGTTGCCAATAAATGCGTTTGCCTTTGCCACTGCATCGGCATCGCCTGTTGCATCTATAAGAATCCACGGCGCAGACTTTCCAGGCTTTGCTTGGCCCTGTCCGATACGAGCCAATACCTTTTGGCCAATCTTTGTTTTTAATGCGTTCTTCAAAGCTACATTAAAGAACAAGACTGATTCGTGATTGAATCCTGTATCTAAATCATTGATGCGTACTTCAATTGCATCGGCATCACCGTGAACTGTTGGGATGCCAGTTTTGTATTCAATTGCTTCAAGAATCAACAGGTGGCCGTTTAGGTCTGCCACCTTTACTGATTCTGTATTATTGCTAGGTGCTGAAAAAGCCATTTGGCTTTCCCCCGTTTCTTTTGGTTTGGTGTTAGTTTGTTTCTAACTCTGTTGGCGGTGTCAATTCCGCTAGTTCTTTAGCGATGTCATTGATCGTTTTGGCTGGCATATTACAGGCGCAACCATCACGCTCACACATCAGTATCACCATTGCAGGCAACTGATAGATCAGTGCTGAAAGGTCGGTAATACGGACAATACATACACATTCGAGATGGTGTTGCAGGAATCAACGGCCACATAGCAGGATTTTCCTCAACATCAATTGTAGATAGCAATGAATACACCGAATCAAGGCGAGCAAGGGCATCAAGTGCTGCCTGCTCGTCATAATCAAAGAGTTCAATGTGCATATCGTCAATGGAACCGCCAGTTGGCAAGAAAACAAGGCCAACCTTATTTACTTGCACACCTTGCTGGGCTTTCCCATAGCCGTAAAGCTGAACCTGAGTAATCTGTTGGCTGGTAGCGCCTTCACTGCGCTTGGCTTTGACACCTGCAGGTGAAGTTGTTTTCCAGTCCAGCACATAACCTTTTTCGATGTCAAAAAGGTCAATGGTGCCTGAAAGATTGGCGCGAATCCTTACTTTCTGCTCAACCTCATATCGTTCAGGCAAGGCAGCGAAAATCTGCTCCAAAAAAGAGTGAATGGCGGTTCCGACATTTGCGCTCCAGGAACCGCCACCCGACTCATTTGCCTTATCCCAATCCAGCAACTTGTAAGCAAGCCTGCGAACACACTCTTGGCCAACTTCACTAGGTCCAATATAAACCTGTTGGCTTCGCGGTGACCACTTACTTGCTTCGCTGATTATGCCGCCAAGTTCAACGGCTAACTGTTGTGCTGGCGAGTTCAAAGGCGTAAAATTCATTTGTTAATCATCCTCGTTCACAATAGAGAACCTACGGGATGTAGATACTATCTCAAGTGCCTCTATTACTTGAACAGGTAGGATTTCACGGGCGCGTTTTGTGTCAAAGCGCCGTGATTCAACAAATGTGTAGCGAACAACAGGTCGGTTTAAGAACATACCCAATTGGTTATCGCCTAATGCTCGCTCAATGTGTGCGCGAGCAACATCTGCAACTTCTTGCAGTTCTTTGATCTTGGCTTGGGCAGATTTATACTGCTCCAACCAAGCGGCAGTGTTGGCATCAAAGTCCACCACGCCTGTTTCTATTTCTACGCTCATATTGACCCCCATCAATAAAAATTGTTGCGTTTGAAATGTTCCCACGCTCCGCAAGGACCGCTGGAACCGTACTTTCTGCCTATGTAGGCAAGTGCTGCAATCGTTTGAGCAACAGTTGATTTACTGCGCTTCATTCCAAGATTGCGATAAGTACCATCCAATAACTGTCCAACACCTGATGCGGTGCTAGTCGGATTATCCTTATCTTGCCAGGCGCTTTCCTTGCTCATAAGAAAGTTAAAACACCTGAACTGATGTGCAGTCAGTAGCTCGCGAGCCACTTCCTTTGGATTGACCTGCATTAGATGTGGCCGATCTTTGTAGATAACCACTTCAGGTACTGCAGGTTGAGCCATTATTGCTTGAACTAATAATGAAGTTCCTACGCTAACCACAACGATTAGTGCAAGCCTTCGGATGAGTCTTTTATCTGTTGGTGTAATGGTGTTGCTCCTTGTTCAGTTGCCAACCATTTGCTCACAACTCGCTTTGCATAACTCGGCGATGTGTTCAATTGGCCTGCAATTTCGTTGACAGACAACCCTTTTTTATGTAATTGAATAATGCCAAGTGCCATACCTTTGAAGGTGACACGCTTATCCTTTACAACTGCAGCATCTCTTTCGGCTGGCGATTTGCCACCCCAAATGCCGTGGGTTATTTGCTTTTCTAGTGCGTACTCCAAACACTCCTTTTCGTGAATACAACTTGTGCATATTGCTTTAAGTTGGTGCAGTCTTTCTGCCTCTTGTGTGCGATTATCAGGAAAGAACAAATTCTTATCCTTAATATCTGCACACTTAGCTTCAACAAATCGTGGTAGATCAACAAAGAAATCAAATGTGTTCAATGCTTTTCTGCTAACCATTGTTGAAGGTCCTGGATTACCCAGGCTTTTTCAATCCCAGCGTTTCGGCGCTTGAGAATGATGTAATGCAATGGCACCTCGGATAAACCGCGAGCCTTTGCGTAGTTTTCTGCCTCAACTTCAGCTTCACGCCAAAATTCATTTGTGCCAGCCTCACGGCTGATGCGGGCAAACTTAACTGATCGAATCAAATCTTCAGCCAAAATAAGTGCTTCTTGCTCTGTCATATTGCAAATCAATGGCGCGTTCTCGCCTAGATTCTCGCGAGCATTATCGAGGTGTTCAAAGTAGTTTTCAGACTTCACACTTCGATCTGCCGAATGGCGCAGTAAATCCAAATCATCTAATTCATAAGCGCCAACAACATCTTGGACTAAATCCTTCACGGCATCTTGTTCTTCAAGATAAAGGGCAATACTGCCATCTGAATGATTATGAATTGAAAATAGCGGTTCGCGTGCTTGCTTTTCAAAGTTCATCGGCCTTCACCGATCTCAAAAGCTGCAATGATGATTGCATAAAGGCAAATGATGCCTATGAATCCACACACTAAGCCTAACCAAAACATAGTTTTCCTTTCCGTTCAAAGTAGGTGCGCCCATACTACACACACTTGAACAGTGCAACGCTTAGACTCGCTGAACCTCAATCTGAAAAGGTTTGGCGGTGTTAATGTCATATTTAGCGGCAATGGCAAGTGCCTTGAGGATTTCAGCCCTGCCGACATTCGGCACCAGCCCCGCCAATGCGCCTAGCGCGTAGGCACTGCCTGAGCCGACCCCATACAGTCCATCTTCAGATTGGGTAACACTCAAGTCATCCCCAATTTCAAAGATATTGCCAGCAAATGCCAACAGGTATGAGTAACTGATTCCTTCTTTGGTGTAATCAAATCCCTGCAACTTAAATGCCGCAATGATGCTTGGGATGATCTTTCTGCCCATAAAGGTAACAGGGTTGGTGCCATCGTAGGCTGGTGGTGTCCAGTTATAGGTCAAAATATCCCCTGGGCGGCAATCACCGCTAACTGCCAAAAGGTACTTCTTTAGCTTTACAATCTTGGGTGTGCTGGGCGAAATGATGCGCTTATCCCCATCTGTCACCTGAGAGTCTGCCCCTAGAATGGCAAAATCAGGCCCCTGAAAGGCAATTAGCGTGGTCATTGCCCAAGTGTAGGGCAACGGTTTGAAATAAAGCCAAAACCAGTGCCAATGCTTCGCTTAGGCGGCGGTGGTGGCGGTGGTAAAAAAGCCAAAACCAGTGCCAATGCTTCGCTTAGGCGGCGGTGGTGGCGGTGGTAAAAAAGCCAAAACCAGTGCCAATGCTTCGCTTAGGCGGCGGTGGTGGCGGTGGTAAAAACAAGCTGAACAAAGCGTGGAAACCCTAGCAATTCCCCAATTTCTTCGAGTTTCCACGCCTTGATCTGACCCTAACACGCCCAAATGTCGTTATCAAATTGTTATCAAAATATGAAGTCAATATTGCCCATTTGTATATACAGGTGCTATCTTTATCTCAATGGGGAACGGCCCCTAAGAACGGATAGCAAAAATGATTAAAACGGTTGAATTGGAATATACCGCTTACAACCTTGCAAAAATAGCACGCGATGTATGGGGAGATAACGCTACTGAATATCTTGCTGGCAGGTTAGAAAGTGTCATTACTTATAATCAAATGAAAGTTTTAATAGATAGCTTGAAGGCAGGCGCATAAATGTTTTCAACTAACTACATTTGCAAGTGCAACGCCTGCAAAGAAACATTTGAATCAGTTATGAAAGTCAACCTATGCCTGCCTTGTTTTGAGGCATATCTAGCGAATTTGGAGAATAACTAAAATGGGTGCTATGAAATCTTTGGTAATTGATATTGCTGACACTATGTATCAAATCAGCCGTGATCTAAACGAAGCAAGTGAAACATCAGATTTTGACGAGATGAAGCAATCACTTCGTAGGGCAATTGTGAACTCTGCCCTGACCATTGCTCACATTGAAGAATTGGAGCGTTAAGATGCTTACAAAGCGTGGCAAGCAAGTACGAGCAGTTGCAATTGCAGTTGGCTTAATCGTCATTTGGCAAGTTGCCAGCAACCTTTGGTGGGTTGGCATTGATGCACCCAGCGCAGAGTTTCTTGGCTGGTGCTGGGGTTCAATGACTGAGTGTGTGGTTCTATGACCCCATTGCGATCAATCCGCATTGATTCCGAGTTGTGGCAATCAGCTTTAGAAAAAGCGCGAAATGAAGGCACTACTGCAACTGCAATCATCATTCAAGCATTGCGTGAATACATCAAGTAATTAAAGAAACGAAAAACCCCCCGCAGGAACGGCTGCAGGGGGTTTTTCTATGGGGGCGTTTTAGCGCCTAAACTTAACTTGTAGCGATCTCGCCAGCAATTGAAAAATATGCAGCGCCATCTACAAAACTATCAAGATGATCAGGTGTTTCAATAACACGGGCAACTTTAACAAGTGCAAGACACATCGCAGCTTGAGATGGAGAAATTTCTTGCTCTAAATAGATTGACCACAAACCTGCAATGCGCTGATGATTTGTAAGCGGCTTGCCATAATTCTTGTTTCTGTCACCGTGAGTAAGGCGTTTGGCTTCATCTAGTATTTCGCCTCTATCCATTTGAATCCCCCATCTGATACCAGCCATCACCCCAAAGGGTTAACAGGCGCTTAAAGTAAGCCTCATATTGAAGGCCGATAGTATCAAGGTTATACAAGGAAACTGCACGATTGCGGATTTTGGCCCGATCTAGGTATTTGACCCCTTCGGCTGCCTGCATAAATTCAGCCAAAGTACGGCACCTAAAACCTGAAACCCCATCAGGATTGTTCTCAGTGAACGCGCCCCAATCAGTTGTGATTGTTGGCGTGCCACAAGCCTGTGATTCGATGACTACATTGCCAAAGGGTTCGACATAAAGAGTCGGCGCAAATGTTGCGATTGCCCCACCCATCAACTTAGCTCGTTCTTCAGGCCCAACACTGCCAACAAACTCGCCATATCCTGATTGCTCACCAGGCCCTGCCAAGATGAGCCGCTTGCCTAGTCGTTGACAAACTTCTTGAGCGATTCTGTAACCCTTGCGATCAATCAAGCGACCAATGAACAGGTAATAGTCACCTTGCCCATCGCCCAATGGGAACATTTCAGGTTCCAAATACCCTGGAATGACTGCATCGTAGAACTGACCATCTGCCGTGGTTGGGTTTTTCCACCCTGCATAGATTGAGTGCATCCAGGCATAGGACTCAAACACACGGTACTTGGCAAACACGCCGCCGTAGCCAACGCCAAACTCCACGCTCAAGTGCGATGGAAAGGCATCGGCAATTGGCTTTTGTGCGCTGCCACCGATCAAGCAAATGAAATCTTGCGGCTCAATCCGTGAGGCAATACCTGCAATTGCATTGGCATTAAATTCATCCCACAAAGGCCCATTAAACGGGAACTGGGTGTAGTGGGCAACGGCTTTAACTGCCTCGGCACGATCAAATTCTGCAATGCAGGTAATCAGTTCAGTAACAGGTGCCTCAACAGATTCACCTGCATACAGGAATACTTCGTGGCCTAGATCGTGCATCATTATGCAAAAGCGGCGCACCTTTTCAGTGAAGGCACATCCTGCAAACTCTTTTGTTACCTGTGTGTGTGGCAATGCCACGATGTGAAAACGCATAGTTCCCCCGAACTGTTAGTTATAGCGTGTGTGGTGTTTCTTCAGCTTCAGGATTCTCAAGCCACTTTAAGTAGCGTTGATAGTCTGAATTGGATGGGTCTAATGGGATTGATGAAACAGTGCCATCAGTATTAAATCTTAAAATGTAATCTTTCATTGTTTCATATTTCATTTTACAACTCCGCCGAATAAGTTATTTGATTTGAACCAAGCAAACCAGGATAATTTTGAACTGGTGTAGTTCCAAAGGTGCC